ATAAGTTGAAGAGGCGAAGGGGTTGGATGCGTTGGAGTTCTAGGAATAAGTACGGGGCCCAGAAAACGGTAGTAGACGGGCTCCGGTTTGACTCAAAGAAAGAAGCGGCGCGGTGGTTGGAGCTTAAAAAGTTGGAAGGGATCGGGGTGATTAACAAGCTTGAGAGACAAGTATCGATCCCTCTTTATGTGGCAGGCGTAAAGGTCTGCACCTACCGCGCGGATTTTATGTACGAGATGGACGGAGCCGTGGTCGTCGAGGACGCAAAGGGCTACCAGACGGACGTTTTTAAATTGAAGTGGAAGATCGGCCAAGCCCTCTTTCCGCTCTATAAATGGGTGATTTCATGACGAAGAACGATGCGACGAAATTTCTGATGGGTTTCATAATGGGCGCAACGCTCAATTCGAGGCTCGTTAGTAAGTACACGGAGAAAGGTCTACTGCGGCAAGTATCGCGCAAAGGGATCCAGCTCTTACTCCATCGGCAAGAGGGCTTTTTTAATGCTCTTGAGCGCGTCGTGAGAGAGGAGATCGAAAGTAGTGGTTTTGAAGGTGAGTACAATTAAGGTTTTTGGTGCCGCCCTGACTAAGCGGCGCTGAGACAACATAAAAAGGAGACAGACAAATGAGACAATTAAACGCAGTAATTTTAGCGGCGCTTGCTTTGCTAGTAAGCGGCTGCTCAGGAATAGAGATCGGCGGTAAGGCATGGATTCAAAAGATCGACGAGTCGCAAAGCTCGCAACGCACGTATGCGCAGCCACCGCTCAAGTGCCTTTTCGTAAACTGTGCCGCAACGGCCGAAACGAGCGCAGAGGAGGCGGTAAAGTAATGAGCCTCATCAACGAAGTGAAACAAGACCTGTTCACGATTAAGGGCCTCGCCGTTACGGTCCTCACCGACCTGATTATCATCGGGCTTCTCGGATCGTGGATCTTCATTAACGTGGAAGTGCTTGGAAACGAGGTGGCGCTTAGCTTGCCTTCATCCGAAGCGGTTCAATCGTACAGGAGGAAATAGTCGTGGTGGGTTTGAGTTGGCGAACATTCCGGCAACGCATCCCACCCCCTAAGAAGCGCCTGATCGTTTGGATCCCCCGCTTAGCGTCGTGGGAGTTGGCTGCGCTTGCAGGCCATCAATTCACGATTCTAAGCGGGACCAACGCGGGGACCATCATTCATTGGCGGGAGGTGTCAGACTACTTGGTCATAGATCCACCGCCGAGACTAACGAAAGAGAAAAGAGATGAATAACGTCGACAAGTTCTTAACAATGACAAGCCCAGAAAACACAGACACAGCCGTTGCCCTCAAAGTGCGCGCGGTTCTTCGCGCCGTAAAGCACGCCGACATGACGGTCGAATCGGGAGCCCGTGAGCTTATGGGGATCCTCGATGAGCGCGAGGGGAAGGTAGCCGACGCGGTGAAGGTGGCGGTAAACGAGCTTCAAAGAGAGCTGCTTTTTTGGAAACAGGTAAAAAACTAGGAGGCGTGAAGAATGAGCGTTTTAGTCGAAAGTATGCACCGCATAACAGTCCCAAAGTACGTGATCCGCGTGTGGAAGCAAGAGGCGCCAGAGTATCAGCACAAGCAAGCCGGCATTAGCGAGCTTGAGCTTCTTGCACACCATAACCAAGACCTTCCGATGCATGAGCTTGCAGGGCTCATCGTCGGGGTTGACGACGTGAACGCCGTTGAGATCCTCGGGTGGGATGGCTGCGGGGTTGTTCTGTATCGTAACTGGCCGTGAGGTAGAGATGGGAATTGAGCACAGATACAAGGATGAACCCGAAGCAAGCCGGCGTTGCCCGTGGTGTATGCATGTCAGCATCGCGTTCACGGAGGATGGGAAGGACCGGTATTTTTACTGCCAGAACCCTCTCTGTGACGTTGAGCGGATCTACGGTGAGAACGCCGTGATGATAAGCGGAGCGGCGGTGGTATCGGGGTCAGACTCCAATGAAGAGTGAGCGATTTTGGAGCTGCCCCGCTTGCGGCTGCGTTAATACCGTTCTCGAGGAGATACCGGCTGAGGACCTTCAGACGTGTGAAAACTGTGAGGACATGTATCTCCCTAGTGACCATGAGGCTACGTGGGAAGAGTTCAGTGTGTGGTGTAGGGCGTTAAAATGAAAAAGCAATATATAGGAGTGCGTGCCACCGTTGCGCTAGTAGTTGCGGGAATCGTGCTTTACTTGGCGGCGATGGCCGGCCTGATTTATGCGGTGGTAAAGATCGTGCGTTTCGCGTGGGGATAAGATGAGACACGGAGCCTCACGAGCATTTCCAGACCTCAGCCACGCGTCCGACGCGGAGCTTATAGACGGAAGTCGTGGGGTGTTCGCGAGTAACTGGAACGATGCCAAGCAAGCGCCGAGTGAGACGGGAAACTATCTCGTTTCGGTGCGGAGCTATGAGCCCGTGGTGGGCCTTTATATCGCGGGGCGTGGCTGGGATTTGAGCGACACGCTTCATGTGGGGCTTGAGGATCTGGTGTCATGTTGGATGGAGTTGCCGAAAGTGCCGAGGGAGGAGAAATGAAAACACCTGAACAGTTAGCAGAGGAGTTTGTGCAAGCGTGGTGGGGACCGAGAAAGGACAATCTGACTCTTGCGACGCGTCAGAGCTTTCTGGCTGGCTACCAAGCTGGATATGACGAAGCTAAGAAGTATTGGGCTACCACGCCAAAGTATGAGCTTTTGGATGAAGAAGAGAAATGAGTGTGACAATGAAAACACCTGAAGAGTTGGCAGAGGAGTACACAAAGGACTGGTGGGGAAATCTCCCAGAAGCTGAGGGTATGAGGAAGTCAGCACGAGAGAATTTTCTCGCTGGCTACAAAGCCGCAGTGCCGCAGTGGATCTCGGTGAAGGATCGGTTGCCGGAGCCGCACAAAGGGGTCATTTGGTGTTTGAAAGATAATCTCATGGCAATTGGTTCTTTCGATCCTAATCAGCAAGGAATTTTTATTGATTCTTGTTTTTTTAAGCTAAAGGAAGCGACTCACTGGATGCCGCTACCCCAGCCGCCGAAGGAGGAAGTATGACACACAGGAGCAAGCGCAGGCAGATTGAAAAGCGAAGCACCATGCCCTCTCATAAAGCTATCCGAGAGTTCTGGGCTCCACGCTTATGGGAAGTAAAAGGGTTTGACAGCATGACGGAGTTCCTTTCCGGTGATCCCTGCTTTGCGTGCGGATTTGACAATCAAGGAGTGGCTACGGAGCGGGCGCACATTACTGCTTTGTGCCATGGAGGCAGCAATCGACCGGAAAACCTTCACTGCCTTTGTAGCATCTGTCACAAGGATAGTGAGCGCCTCAGTGGTGAGGATTACTGGAAGTGGCTAAGAGAACGCACGTTCATGGATCGCCTGCTGAGCAAAGCCGCAAGGGGTGGCTTAAACCTTTGGGGCACGTTTTGCAATGGTTCGGGCACGTCAAAAAGCAAATGACACCACGCAACGAGACAGAGGAGGATTTAGAGAACGAGCGGCAAGTAGCCGCCCTGCTCGCTCGCGCGTGGAAGGCAGACCTCAAGAAATTGGTAGAAGATAAGCTCTACCTTGCAGACTACGCAGCTATTAAGGACGGGCGCGTTACGGCCTTCATCGAGATCCGCTGTAGGAGCTGCGCTAGTGATACCTACCGCACGATCTTCATGCCGCTGCATAAGCTCTTATGGGCTCGGGCTACATGGCAAGCAACGGGGCGCCCCTATTTTTTCGTCCTACGGTTCGATGGTGACGGGGTGATCGCCTATACTGCGATCCATGAGATGAACCACGCGCCGCTCGTTTGGGCCGCTCGTAAGACCGAGCGAGAGACTCACCCAGACGGGCCGGTGGTGGAGATAGACGCAAGTAGGCTGCGAGTGATTGCAAGGGTGAGAGATGAGTTGGATACGGTCGATTTTTAAGCACCTCCTACCAGAGGACGAGGAGGTCGGCTGTGGGTACGGGCCGTTTAAGCTTCCCGCAAACCACCCGTTTACGCGTGGGTGCAGTATCCACGATTTCGAGTTCGGAGAGGCTCATCAGGGACGAGGAGACAAAGGGATTCAGCAGGTAGACTGGGAGCTCTTCTACCGCTGGGTGCTGATTGCAAAGGCTGAGCAGAGCTACGCTGGGAAGTGCGCTCTCGCTCGGGAAATATGTAGATACTGGCCTCTCGCGCATAGCGTGGGGCCGCTTTTATGGGATGGAAAAGATGAATAAACCGTTAGTGGAATTTAAAAGCCAGATCAGCGGCGTGAAGTTGACCGGTTGGCAAGGTGCGCACAGTATCAGTTGGAACCTAAGCAAGCGATACAAAGACAAAGAGACCGGCGAGTGGAAGGAGTCGAAATACCTGAATGACTGGGATCTTTCCGCTATCGCAAGCCTCGTAGCTCAAGCTGCTGAGTTTAATGCTGAGCGCCGCCGCGCAGCGAAGGGAGAGGCAGCGACCGAGGACGGCCCGCCTCCTCCTACGTTTGAGGTGAAGAAGTACGATCTCTCTAAGGATGAGATACCCTTCTAAATGATTTCATGCTCCACGGTAGCTCAGTTGGTAGAGCAGGCGGCTGTTAACCGCCTTGTCGGGGGTTCGAGTCCCTCCCGTGGAGCCACTTACCTATAGGTGGCTCTCAGCCACTTCACGAGCTTATCGATGTCCTGCGTGGCTCCTGCGCAATTACGCGCGGCGGGAGGGCCTGAGAAGCTTGCTCCCTTTTCGTTGCAGTTGAAGCCATGCGCCCAGAGATAGGCGATGTCGCATTTCGCAAACCGGCGCAAGTAGCTCGGCACGTGTGTATCATGGGCTGATACACCATCGAGATCGGCGATGCAGGGGCTTTTGAGCGTGGGGGTGTCACCATGCGCCTCGCATACTGTATCGGGCAAACATGGGCGTTTGTGCGGGCTATCGACCAGCGTACAGTGGGGCAGATATGCGCCCGCTATGCGATGCAGGGCCCGCCTTTGCTGTTCCCCTATGTCAGCCTCCAAGACCGGCGAAATGTAGCACACAAGGGCGCCACGGGCCCGAGATAGGCGCTCCCTCACCCGCTGCGCTATCTTTGCCACGCGCTGCGCTATCTTGCTGCCTTCTCGCTTAAGGTCTCGGTTCGCTTTCGCAACAGTAAACCCGTGGAAGACCTCCCCCCTACTACATCGGCGATTCCGAAGGCAGGGCCCGTTTGCAAGGTGGATCCGCACCTCTTTGGGCCGCTTGTCGCGCAGGAGCTTATCCGCACACGGGCACGCAACGCCGAAGCTCTGCTCGAGCCAGCCGGTGCGTATTGTCTCACTATGACGGAAAGCGTTCAGCGAGCGCTCGCAGGGCCACGTGGGGTTACAGATCCCGAGGTAGCTTAGGCCCACATTCTCGGCGCTTGCGGTCCCCGTCGTGAGGATGGAAGCGGCGAGGAGGAGGGCTTTAACATTCATTTGTGGATCTCGTCGATCTTCGCCTCTATGCGGCGAAGCGTGTCTTTTAGGTCGTGCATTTGAGATTCAATGAATTGCAGCTGCATACTCTTTTCAGCGACCATCTGCTCAAGGTGCCGGATCTGTTGTGCGTGTACTGCCTGATCCGCTCGCACGGATTCGATAAATTCACGGGAGACAAAGACAAAGAAGCCGAAAAGCAACAAGCTCAGAGCTGGCGCAAGTGCGTTCATCATGGCTTTTTGCTTGTCTGTCATGGCTTATGCTGGCCTCACCGGAAAAACCCAAAGCTTCGGATCGGGCCCCTGCTCGGGAAGGTCGCGAAGCTCCTGCCGATACGCGGCCCACTCTGATTTATTTGAAACCGGCGAGTCAGACAACTGGGTCCAGTCGCAAGATGCAAGCTCTTGATTGCGCCACGCCTTAACATAATCTCGGATGAAATCATCCGAGCAATCATTAGCCTGAAACCCTATAGGGCACACATCAACGTAGTTCATAGTTACACCGCATCGTAGGAGATATTGAACCGAACAAACTTCGAGGCTCCAAGGTTGAAATTCGTGCTGGCTAAATCCTTAGAGACCTGAACCTGCGTTGCGCTAAAGAACGTCCCAAAGCCCTGCACCGTTACTCCGTCAAAATTCAAAGTTGAAAACCCAGTCGTACCGGCATAACCGATCTGATTCACCGGTAAGGTGATATAGACCGAGTTCGAAGCTGTTCCACCGGTTGTAAACGAGACATTCAGCCACAGCGTCACGTTTGTGCCGCTTTTCCTGAAAACCGCATCGTTCACGACAACGCTTGAGATGGTCATGCTCCCAGAGGCCGTGATGGTTGGGGTGTAGCTAAGCCAAAGCCCAGGATCGTTTATGATGAAAAAGTAGGTCCCGTCATAGAGGGCCTCAACAATCGATCCGGCTCCCCATGTGCCGAGCGTTGGCTTAGAGCCTGTTCCGTTGTCGCGAAATTCCTTTGCGCCGATCCCGTTGATATTAAGCGTGTGGGTCGTTTCTGCGTTTCCAGTGGATGCAAGACCAGCGCCTACCTTCATTCTGAATTTCTGTCCTGCCTTGTAAGCGGTAATAGCGGGGCTTGCCGTTGCTGTTTGCGCTGTCGCGGTGCCGCCGGTCGTGCCAAGCCAGATGTAGTCTCCGTCCTGAACCTGAGCCACGGAGGCGGGAAGCGTGCGAGTGCTTGCGCTCATCGCAGGGTTGAGGAGTTGGAAAACCGAGCCGTCATAAACTACTGTGTGCCACTGATTAGCGGCGATCTCTCCGTTTACAAGCGCGGCGCCGTTGTACTGAACCGCTACGGCTGGGGCCGAATCGATCTTGAGAGTGACGGTGCTGCTTGAGTTGCTGATCGCTTTAAAGGTGTAGCGCCCTCCTGTAACGTACGACGAGATCACGGGGCTCATGCTTGCGGTGATAGCGTTAGCGGTGCCGCCAACGCTTAAAGCTTGCACGCCCTGATCCTGAAGCTGTCCCACGGTTGCGTACTGATTGCGCGCGGTACCATCTCCCACGTTCGTGTGCTTGTAGCTGTTCATCGAAAGGTTAGCGGTTGGGGAGTTCTGCCCGTCCTTAGTCAGGCAGTTGTTAATTCCCTGCGCAAGGTCTTGGTCGTGCGAGTCGTGGCGAGCGTCTACGATGTCATATCCGGCGCTGGAATCGTCTTGCCAGACCTCAGAGCCCGAAAAGGAGCCGTTTGTGCGCTGAAAATTTCCCGCCCCGTTCCATCCCATCTCACACCTCTACGAGGCCGGTGCCTCTTTTCTTGTTGTAATTAGTCATGATCTTTCGCACGTAGTTGCGCGTCTCGTCTGGCATATAGGGATTCAACACTTCGATGCCGAAGGTATCAACCACCTTGGCCGCCGCTGCCCGCTTGGCCTGCTTTTCAGAAAGGCCGCTGCTCATTCCCTCGATGACCGCTTCTTCCATAAGAGCCTGCACGGGCATCGGGCCTTTCGCTCCTAATTTGTCAAAAGCCTTTTCGAGGTTGCCCATGCCCCAGTTATACGCTGCAAGACCGAGGGGCACGTTGTTTTGATAGCGGCCCACAAGCTCCCCGAGGTAGGCGGTGCCGATCTTCTTGTTTTGTTCTGCGTTAAAGGGGTCGTATGCCTCTTTAATGCCGAGCTTTTTGTGCATCTCTCTCCCTGTTGAGTCGAGGAGCTGCATTAAACCCTTTGCGTTGCCGTATTTAGTGCGAGGGCCCACGGCGTTTGCCTTGCCTGCGCTCTCTTGCATAACCACGGCGTTAACCAAGGCAGGGTCTACCCGTCGCGGGGTAAGCTCCACGTCGCCCACGGGTGCTTGCTTTGCTGGCTGTGCTTTTGGCTTGGTTGTGCTCATATCCTGCCCCCCTGCCATAGTACGGAGTGAAGCCGGTTGGAGAAGAGCCCCAGCCAGATCCGCCGCCTGTGAGGGGCTGGGGGTTGGGGCTGCGGTAGGTGTAGCCATAAGCCGGTTCTCGGGGAGGAGCGCCGCCAAGTCCTCTGCCGCTTTGTTGTCGTCCTCTCGGGTTCCGATATAGCCCGAGACTACAAGCTGCCGAAGCGGGTTGATCTTCTTCTCAAGCACCTGCCGGATGACGCCCTTACGGGTCGTGCTCGACTTAGAAAGAAGCTGCAACGCGACAGCGGGGTCGGCTGCCGCCTTGGCAAGCTCTCGCATGGCTGCGTTCTCAGCGCGGGAGATCATATTCGTAACCTTGGCGCCGAGGGAGCCACCAGCGGAGGCGCCCACCATGCTCCCGAAGATGCCGAAGTTTGAGAAGCCAGCCGCCGCGCCAAGCGCCGTGCCGACTTTCCCGCCGTTTCTGAGGATGCTGCCAACCGTGCCAAACTCATCTTGGATCAGCTCTTGAAGCTCTGCCTTGAGGGCCCCCTTTTGTGCTGTTACCGAGTTGCCGATAGACCCACGACGCGCGAGCTCCTCGGTGCGGACCTCTGAGGCCATATCCGAGTAGATCCGCTCAAGGGCGGTCATTTGGTCCTTGTCGAAATACTTATTGAGAACGCTGCCGTTCTTATCCATGAAGCGCTTAAAGGTTGCAGGCTTGGCGCTCAGGTCAGCTATGCTGTAAAGGTCATCGTGGAGCTTGTCGATGATACCTCTGCGCACGCCTTGAACGAGATCGGGGCGGTCCTTGATATCTCGCAGGAGGAGATCCGCGGTTCGCGCGGAATCTTTACCGCTCAAAAGAACAGAGGCCGCTTGCTCTGGGTTAGCCTCCACAAACTTAGAGAAGTTCTTGGTCTTGAGCGCCCGCTTGGCTTCGTTCACGTAAATCTCGTTTACGGCCTTCTTCATCTCTGGGAACGTGTTGAGAAGCGGCTCGTGCTCGGTCATCCACCGTTTGACATCTTTTGACTTAAAGCCTCCATCGACGTCGCGGGTGGCTCCGCGAAAGTCGGTCACGGCATCGCGCACGAGGAGCTCGCGCGCCTCCATGTTGCCGCCGAGCGCCTTAGTGAAGCTCTTCATCGACTCGGGGCTCGAGTTCCAGAACTGACGGCCTACTGAGCTGGGTTCTATGTTGTAGCCCTCCACGCCCTCTCCACGGCGAAGGATCCGCCCCATAGGGCCACGCTCAAAGGTTTGCGCCATATCCTTATGAGATTTGAGAGCACTCTTGTAGGCTGCCGCCTGATCCGCTGGCATCGTCCCGTTCTCGACCGCCTGATTAAGCCCCTCGTCGATATCTTTGACGACAGCCTGAGCGACGGAGCCCGAGCGGTTCTCTCCCTTGTTGAAGTATTTGGTGGCCGCTTCCCCACCCCAGCGTCTGAGCCGTTGGAGGTAGTCGAGAGAGAGCCGAGGATCCACCTCTTTTGCAGCTTGCCCGCGGATCTCTTGGAGCATCCGAGTGGTTGGATCAACATCGGGAGCGGCTTTCAGTTCAGGGTTGAGGGTCTCGACCATGCGCTTAAGCTCATTGGGCGCTCCTTCGGACCCAGGGCCAAAAAGCTCCTTTAAGCGGTCGGTGGCGGTGAGGAGCTCGCTCGTGGGAGCGAATCGCTTGACCTCAGACTGGGGGATACTTTGGAAGTTTTCCCGCACACCTTCGCGGTTCCTGCCGTATAAGAGTTCCGCAATCTCTCGTATACCTGCCCCTGCCGATGTCGGATCGATGCTTGAGCCAAGCTGCCGGTCTGCGGCTCCTGCTGTGAAGCGTAGCGCATCCATCTGGTCTGACAGGTTCTGCTGCACGCGGGCGATGCTTGCATCCTCTGGTGCAAGGCTCTGAAGCATCTCCTTCCGCGCGCCTTCGCGCCCTACGAGCTTCTCGCCGATAGGGTCGCCGAACTGCTCCATCTGTAGCTGCTTTTGTAGCTGGGCGGCGCCCTCAGTGCCTAGTACGTCGGCTGTGGTCTTGTACTGAGAGAGGGGCTCCTGTTTGAGAAGTATGCCCTCGTTATCCAAGAGGTTGATCACGGCATCCTCGCCGTATACCTGCCGCGCGACGTTTGCAGCGGCTTCGGTGCGTCCTGCTTCGGTGAAAGTTCGTCGGATGGGGTTCACTACACCCTTTGCTGCGGTGCCTACGCCACGAAGCGCAAGGTCTCCACCAACGCCGCCAGTCACGTTGTAGGCGAGCTCGTTCATGCGCTCTTGGCCCGTGCGGGGTGCATCCACTCCCTGCTGCTCTGCGAAGTAGTCCACACCAAGGAGGCCGAGACCTCCGCCGATAGCGCCACCGATAAGTCCGCCGGCACCTGCGCCGATAGGTCCAAGGGGTGCTCCAAGGAGAGCTCCGCCCTTTGCTCCTGCTAGACCTCCAGCCGTAGCCGCCGCAATGGAACCCACGTTTCGGACCGCTTGCCGCTCTTCGGGCGCGAGCTGCTCACCGCTAAGCATGGCATCGGCAGCTCCAACGGCGCCGATACCGGTGCTCACCAGAGCTTGCGGGGCGTTGTAAATACCCGCAGGGATGTCCTTAATTGCCCGAATGGCGTTGTCGCCCATCGAGCCGTAGCGCCTTGTGTACTCGGCTTCATCCATCACAGGGATGTTGAGCTGAGGTTGCGCCATGGGGATTGCGGGAGTCATCGCAGGTGGAAGCGATGGGATCGAAGTTCCGGTTGCACCGTAACGTGCCTGATATTCGTCCTCGGTCATGACCGGAATCGGTGCCATCTATTTCCTCACAATAACGATACCCTCGGGGCTCATGCGGTACTCTTGCCCAGCTGGAAGAGGTGGCAAGTTGTACGGGAGACCTACGTTGTCGGAGGGAGGCGGAGCCATCCGAACCGATGAGCCATCAGGGGACGGACCTGCGACGGCTGGTGGCATGGTCGGCGAAGCGGCTGGCGCTCCCACGTTCGGCATCTTAGACAGGATGCTCTCGTAGGCGCTCTTTTCATAGGGCACCATCAGCACGTTGTCTGGGTTCATCTGCTGACGGCGCGCCATGTCGACGCGTGGAACCGCGGCGAATTCATACTGCTGGCGTGAGTTCTCCCAGTAGTCCTGAGCCGCTGCAAGCATCTTGGCGCGAGTCTCAGGTGAGAGTCGCCCCTTACCATCGACCACAGAACGCACGTTTCCAAACTGCTTCTCAAGCCAGCTGGCCGTGTCGGTGTTCACGTTAAACTCGCCTTGCATTACCGCGCTCTCTGGGTCTCGCATTTTAGCGATTCCCGAGATCAGCGAGATGTCTGCAATCTTGTCGTCCTTGCCGGCTGCGTCGATCATCGTACCGAAGATGCGCGTGCTAGTTTGGAACTGGGCAAGCGGCTTCTCGAGCTCTCCGCGTAGCTTCGACTCGTTGTCGTAATTCTTTTGCGGAGCATCGAGGCCCTTCTTAAGCTCCTCCTGCCGCTTAAACTTCGCAAACTCAGCCTCTTGTGCTGCTGCTGTTTCCTGCGCTTTCATCCTCTGCTCGGTGAGGGCAAGCGCAAGCGCGCGAGTCTGGGGGTTTTCGCTCGAGAGCCCCCCCGCCACTTCAGGCGATACGTTCACCCCCATCTTTGACATTTCAGGGATCATCGCAGCCGCGTTCTCCGCGTTGGCTTTGTTCGTGGAGTAAATACCGTAGGCTTGCAGACCCGCTGCGCCGAGCCCCTGCATAGCGTTTGCAAGAGCGTTCTGCCACGGGCTCTCAAAGGTAGGGAGCTGCATCTTGGCAAGCCCCTGCCCGCCTAGCGTGTACATCGAATCCGCTGCCGAGTTCGGATAAAGCACCGATGCGAGTGCGTCTGCGTAGCCTGCCATATTACTGCCCCCCGTTAGCCCGAAAGCTTCTCACCTGTAAGTTTTTCGAAAATAGCTAGGAGGGCATTCATATCTAATGTTCCTCCATTTCCTGCACTGGATCGGCGGATTTGCTCCCGCTGAACCTTGCGATCCTCCTTGCTCTCCTTTCGTCGGAAGTCCTGATCGTCATCCTGAAGCTTCGTGCGCTGGTCGCGATCGAGTTGTCCGGTAAGGAACGATTTGTCATACCCGTAGCGCTGTGTCTCGTCTTGTTTCGTCGCAATGTTCTCGCGCGAAGTTCGATCGAGGTTAGCGGTATCGCGAGCACTAACGATCTCTTCCATCTTAAGAGCGGGGTTGAGGAGCGCTGCTAAATCGGCGATGTTGCTCGCGCGTAAAGAGTCGGCCTCGTCTACGGATTGCTTGCGTGCCGACATTCCCATGTTGAAGAGACGGGTTTGCTCGTCGCCTCCAGCGATCATGGCTCTAAAGCCTGCATCGTTGTAAGCCTCATTTCGGCTCTTGTCGAACAGTGTGCGCTCTCTCTTGTACTTCTCGGATCCGATGTCCACTCCCTGATTGGCCATCTGCTGCTCAAAGTCCTGCACTTCCTGAGAGTAGCGGGTATCAAGCTCCCCCTTGGCTCGTCCAAGCATAGCTTGCTCAATACGCTGCCGGTCAGCGGAGAAGTCGTCGACCCCAGGGAGCTTTGGCGCGTTGTCGTAGCTGAGAGGGTTAGCAAGGCGGTCTTGTGCTTTCTTGTAGGCATCGCTCGCCCCCTGCCCAAACGCGTTGCCAGCTGAGAACATACCCTGCGGTGCCGCTCCGTTTGCCGGTTGAATTGAAAACATAGCCATTATACGATTCCTCCCTGTTCATAAATAAGCGATACAGCGCTGAGCGTTGCTCCTGCTGGGGGCACGTAGTCCCCGCCGTTTGCCTGCGCTGTTTTGATTCGATAGCTGAAAAAGATTCCAGTTTTGCAGTCCACCGAAAAGAAGGCGGGGTTGGTGGTCGGACCAAGCGCCCACGGGCTGCCCCACGGGGAGCCCCACGGCGTGCTGCCTGCGTTATTAGCCCGCACGAGGTTATTAAGCCGCACCTCCTCAAAGTCGGTTGGGCACTCGAGGTAATAGCGAAAGCCTCGCGGCGTATTCCAGAATGGGCGGATCCGTTTCACCTGTTTAATCGTGAACCGGTCGGCCAGCGGAAGGAAGGCGCTCTGAATCTCTATGTCCGCCGGCGGCTGCGCTCCTGTCCCAAACTCAACGATCGAGTTCGCGCTAGCACCGCGCTGCGTGTAGAAAAGCTTGTTTTTCAGCGGGCAAAGCGCTGCCGCCTGTATCCCCTTAAATCGACACCATGCGCCGGTAAAGGTGTTCATCACATACTGGTGAACGTCAGTCGGATAGCTTTGCGGTACGTTTAGGATCAGCATGTGGCCGCTGGGCCAGTACTTCAGCTCCCAGCCGTCAAAGCTTGTCGCCGATGTTGCCGCAAGGTTGTACGCGTTTTGGATTTTAGTAGAGAGGTATTCGGTGTCCCCCGTCTCGAGTACGTTGCTTAAGGACACAACGCCGTCGGTGGTGGCCACGAGCAGGTCGCTCTTGTAGCCACAGAAAGCCCGCTTACCCATGGGGGCGCCGATGTAAGCACGGCCCGCAATCTGCCAGTTGGAGGCCCCAGGGTTGTCGCCCGTAAAGTAGAGCACCTCCCCCTGATTCGTGACGATGACAAAGAAGTCAGTAACTCCGCTCCGCGTGTCCTTGGTGAGAGAACCAGCGAAAACGATGTAGCCACCGCGTCGGACGATTCCCGCCACGTCGTACTCGGTAAGAGCGCCCGAGATGTTTCGGATCCCGCCATACCAGATCTTTAGGGTATTCCCCTCCACCAAGTACAGACGGCTCTTGTAGGCGTCAATGTGCGCAAGCTTGGTGGGATCCGGCACTCCGGTATAGACAGGGTTTGACCATGTGGTGCCGTTGTAGGCTTCAGGAGCGCAGATACCGCTAACAAACACGATCGAGCCGTTAAAGTTGACCGACTCCCAGCGAGCCGCTCCTCCATGCACTCGGGGCGAGCCGGTAAAGCTCCCCGCACTCGTCACAAGCCGAAAGCTGTCCCCATCGGCCACAATGCCGAAGCTTCCGCCATCGGGAGGAAAGTACTCCGCAAAGGTCTGCAACGCCCCGTCAGTGACCGCAACGGAATCAGTCACGGTGCCACGGCCTATTACGCGGCACAGGTTCGCTTCTGGGAACACATTATCAAGGGTAAGAGCATCCTGCGGATCCATGACTGGGAGCGCATCTCGAGCGTTCCAGCCGCCTACGGGCGCCGGTATCACAAAGGGCTGGCTCTTCTGGGCTTGCACTCGCGCACCTCCTTAAGATTTAACGCCGCCCTGCTGCTGCAAGTTCTTGAGCATGTTTAGGATCCCGTTTAGGTCCATGTTCCCGCCCTGCTGACTCAGTTGGTCTTTCAAGCTGAGAAGCCCCTGAGCACCTGCTTGCTTAGCTTGCGGCGGGGGCGTCATCGGCAAAGGCCCAGAGAACGAGCTCGGCATTGGTGCCGGTGGTCTCGTCGCAGGAGCAACATTCTGTTGCGGCGCTGGTGCGGGTGCAGGTGTTGGGGCGGGTGCGGGTGCCGCGGCTGGCGCGGCTTGAGGCGCTGGGGGTCTCAGCACATCCTGAATTGAGAGCTTTTGAGGATTCGCAGCCAATACCGGTGCGGGCGCTGCTGCTGCTGGTGCTGCTGCGGGCGCTGGAGCAGGTGCAGGTGCAGGGCCCGCTGAAACCGTTGGGGCCTGTGGTGTCGGTTGGGGGGTCTGAGGAGGCGTTGCCGCTGCCGCCCGCACAGGAGCGTTCCCCTCAAACGGCTTGCTTCCAAGGACAGAGGCGATGTTTGCGTCGATCTCCTCTTTGGTCTTTGCTCCGCTTCTCACCGCATTAACCACCATGGCAGTGTACTGCTCAGGGTTCAGTCCGTTCTTCGGGTCTCCTGCCCCGTACATCTTGCGGATGTAAGGGTCGATCTTTGATACCGCATACATCGAAAGCGGATCATTAAGGTCCACGTCATACGCGTTTCGCGTTGTCTTGCCGTCTGCGTTTGTATACTTCGTTTTGCCGTCGAGCCCGAGGTTAAACTTCTGCCCGTTGGCAAGGGTCACGTTGTAGTCTTTATCAACAATTCCCTTTTCTTTGAGCATACCTCGGAAGTCATCGCGCATCATCTGAGCGTCTGACTTGCCGGTGGTCATCTTGCGGCCAATGGAAGGCTTGCCCATCCATCGAAGAACAAGATTCGGCAGAACGCCAGTGACTGCGTTCACGCCCATGTTTGTCCAATCTTGTCTGTTACCCCTACCGCGAAGGATGTCTTTTCCGCCGCCCTCCCATGTTTCGGAAAGGCCCGCGATGATAGCTGCGGCGGGCAGGCCAAAACTTCCAAGGCTGCTCAAGGTCGTTCCCTGTGCGGCTGGCGCTGTGCTGACTAGCTTTGCGCCGAGGATTTTGGGAGCAGCCACCGCTGGTGCTGAGGCCGCCACTGGGGCTGTAGCTGCCGCAGGTGCCAGAGCTTGACCGATCAGGTACATACCGCCAAGCTGCCCGCCTATGGAGCCAGCCTGCGCAGCGATGCCATTCCACTGAGCTCGCTTCGCGTCCTTTCGCGCCTTGCTCTCAGCCTGCCTCTGCTCCCACATCTGAAGGAGCGGTTGAAGCGCTGAGAGCGTGTTTCGGCCTGCCTGCCCCTGTGACAGGAGCGTAAGGATGATAAGCATTTTTTGCTTCTCTTCAGGTGAAAGCGCTGCCATTAGTTTCCGAAGCCCCCGTCAGGTATAGACCAGTAGTTGATGAGCGCCGTGCCCCTGCTTGGCGTAAGTGATACCTCTCGAGCAGAGCGTCCCGATTGAATGGACCGACGCGCGGAAGCTACTGCCTCCTCGTAATACGTCTCCCACTCGAGCCCGTTCTCGCGCTTCCATCGCCATTTAACGCCCGCCTTGAGCGTCTGCCACGGGAGCACAAGGACGTCAGAGTCAGAGGCTACACGGCTGTACTCGGCAAAGGTCCATGTGACCCCGCCATCTGAAGCGGAACCGGTGCTGTGGGTCGGTGCGGTGCTGCCGCTCGTGCCGCCCGCTGTCGTTTGGTAGACGTTTCCGGCGCTAAAACAGTAGGCGCCCGCCGCGTACACGGTTGAAGCTGCCCACTCGGTAGAGGGACGAAGCCAGTTCTCCGACTGGTACTCGAACACGAGCTGGTGAGTGTCGGTCGGGGTTGGCTCTACGAGAAACGGGGTAGACGTTGCACCCTTTACCCGAAAGCCAAAGCGAGGAAGAACAAGGGTGATGCCGCTCTTGCGTTGCTGCCATTCCTGCGGCGAGAGAGGCCCTCTAAGGGACCAGTGGCTCGTCCTGTCCCAATGGGTTTGGAAACACTCGAAATCAAAGTCGGTGGGGAGTGGATAGCCTTGAACGTTGGCCGATGTGTTAAAGAGGTACTCTTTATTCAGCACCGGCCAAACGTACTTAGATCGAAGCTCTGAACCCTCAAGGTTGAGCAAGCCGATGAGAAGCTGAATCTCTCTGTCTGGGCTCCCATAAGCGGAGGCAGGGACAGGAAGCTTAAGCTCGCGGCAAGCATCTTGGATGAGGGTTAAGACATTCATTTCGCCTTCGCTTCTCTCTTACTCACTAGCCCGTCGATCTTTTCAGCCATCGCCTCAAGCTGAGCCTGAAGCTGAGAGATGCGGAGCTCGCTTTCGCGCTTAATCGCTTCCTTCTCTGCCGCAAGCTTTTCAGCGTAGGCGCTGTCCTCTCGAACCTGTAGGTAGGCGTTCGCCTGCGCTACAAGCTCGCGACCCCCAGGGCCGAGCTTCTGAATAACCGCATCGTTGTTCTCCATACTGGCAAGCTCTTCAACGGTGCGAATATCAAGCCAGTGGCACGCTGCGATCCGGTCCTTCGTGATCTGTCTCCACTCTTCCAGTGGTGTACCATCGAGGGGCTTTTCGCCAAGCTCAAGGAAACGTTTTAGTTCTACGCCGTACTCCCGCACGATCTTGTTCATTGGGTCGGGCACCTTAAGGCCGCGCGAGTTGGTGATAAACTTCACCTCCACGTCAGCGGGCTGGTAATCTTTTGACCCAGGAAGCCGCCGCTCTGCAAAGAGCCGCTGCTCAAATATAGGCCGGCCCTCGTCAAGGCTCTTGCTCTTAAGCTCCACAGGCTTCCACTCAAAACGAACGAGGGGTCGAGCGCCTTTTTCGCGCACGGATCCAAAGCCGTTTTGGTACACGTTATCGGGGATCTCTATTCCTGAAAGGTCAAATTCCATGGTCTGTCTCTATCTCTTTTTAAAAAGTAGGGGGGCCCGTACTAGCGCCCCCCTGTCAAATTATCTGCTTATCCGTTGCCGTTAAGCGAAGGACGAGCAAGCTGCAATACTGCAAAGCCAGCCGACGGAGTGCCGTCTGCGGTCTTGAAGCGTGCGCCGTCGATCTTGTCGCCGGAAACCACTGCATCGTCGATGGTTCCCGCTGTTGCGGTAACATACGGCGAAGCGTTATTCACGACGGTTCCGGCCTTAGCCACAGCCGAGCCGCTTACTTGGTACCAACCAAACTGGTTAGCCACGTTAGCAGACATAGCCACAGCGGCTGGGCCACGGGATCCAGCCACCGAGAGGGTCGTCGTTGCAAGCTTCGAGTCGAAGATAACAACGGATCCTACTACTGTGGACGCTACACCCTTGAGGTAAACAAACTCACCCTCGCCGTAGACCTCGTCTACTGCGCGAATAAGTGTGCCCAAAGCGTGCTGTTGGGTTGTGCTGGTGTCGGCGATAGCCTGAACACCTGAGCGTGCTTCTACTGATATGAACGTCATATACTGATCCTCCTAGTCGTTAAAAAGTTAGTCCTTAAGAACGCCCTGAAGGAACGCACAGCGAAGCGTGAGGTTTCCTGCCCATCCGAGCAAGCGAACCGTAGCATCCTGATTTACAGACTGACGATCTCCACCGATAACCACCATGTTGCGATCCTTGTGAGGACGGAACGAGAGGTAGTCAGTGTTGATGAAGTACATGTGGTTAGCAGGAGCATCGCCACCGTATCCTCCGTCGAGCACTACGTCGGCATCCATGAATTTCAAGCTGGTGAAGCCAGCCTGCGCCATCTTATCCGAAGCAATACGCTGAATTGCCTGAAGCGATCCAAGGTAGAGCTTGTAGTAGTTGTTGTCAGCCACGATGAGGTCTGGGCGATCAGTTCCACGAACGAGCTGAACCCATACGTTGTTCATGTAGCTTTGGATATTGGCGGTTGTAGCTGCTGCGCCACCGTCTGTGGTTGCGTCGTAGCTTACGTTTCTCCACCAGTTGTACGTAGCGCGGTTGATACCACCAACAGTTCCAGAAGTTGGAGTGTCAGCGATAAGAGCCTGCAAGCCACCGATCTGCTTTCCACCGTTTCCGGTTCCATCTGAGTAGCAACCTACAGAGATGTTATTGATCATGGTTTGCTCAGCGTTCTGAATACGAGCCTCGAGGAGGTCAATAAGAGCCTCGGGGCCAGAATTCTGAAGGCGCTCAGTTCCAGAGATGGAGACAGCGACAACGCACTGCTTCATCGCGTACTCAGCCGCCGATACCACTTCGGATGGCGAGATATTGAGCGTCTCATACCCGTTGTACCAGCCAAAGGTTCCGTTCTCTGCAAAGGTAAGCTCTTCAAGAATTGAAGATCCGCCCGAGAATGGACGAACGCGGCCCTTCTCCTTTAGCTTGTAGAGAAGTGCTGTATTGTTTGTTACGTTATCCGCAAGCTTCTTGCTGCGGTTTTGGATCGTCGTAGCGATTATCTCGCTGATCGAACTATTAGGTGTAGCCATTTATTCCCCCTTAAAGGTTTATGAGTGCGAATCAAATGCCGCCATCAGCGCGTCTCTCACCGAATTTCCGTTTGTACTGCCGAGCGTTGAAGCCCCAGGGGCGCCGCGTACCGATGAGCCGGCGAGCTTTGCCTGTTGCACTCTCTGAGCTTGCACTTGCGGTGCTCGCTGCTGTTCAATGAGACGGCCTCGCACGTGTGGGTTTTTCCAACAGCTCGTCTCGTAGGCTTGCTGTAGGATCTGCCGCGCGGGAAGCTCAGGATTGCGCGAGCGGAGAAGGCGAACCTCGTCCATCATCTGCTCGTGAACATCAGCCATGAAAGGCCGAACAAGCTTACCGCTGCTGTCCATCTCATTTGCGAATGACTCAACTTCCGATACCGCTGCGCGCTGGTGCTGGGCTACCTTCTCTTGTTCGATAGCTGCAAGCTTGCCGCGAATGGTTTCAAGCTCATTCGTCAGGTAGTGCATTTGGGGATACGCTTGCGGTTGTGCGGTCTCGGTTTGTTCCGTGCCGTTAGCAAGCTGCGATAGGTCAAGCCCGTAGCTCTGCGCCATTAAGCGCAGGGCACCAACAGGATCCTTGTCGAGGTACTGCTGAGCCAAAACGAGGCTTTCAATACCTTGATAGGGGTCGATGTTGGCCCGTTTGAACGTGTCGCCGTACTGCGTGACGATCCGCTCTACAGGTGCGTACTTTTCACGTACCGCTGATACTTCTTGCGCCTTCCGACCTACAAAGCTTTCCCGCTCTTGCTCTCGCTTGCTCAGGTAATCCTGAATTTCGCGTGGGAGCTTGCCGAATAGCTCTTTGTTGTCAGCAGACCACGAGTAAGGGGGAGCGATGGGCTCGTGAGCTTCGCTGGCCTCCACTTGTGGCGCTTGATCTGATACTTGGGTTGTTTGAGAGGATGAGGCGAAGCGCCCCCTCTCATCGCGCACGCGGGACGAAGTTGCCGCTTCCTGCAACTCCTCCCCTTCCCCCTCATGCTTTTGCACCGCTGCCTCTAAGGTAGCTCGAAGGCTGTCCTCCTGCGGTTGTTCTGCCTCAATGGGCTCGGATTCGGTTTCTGTTGATTCTTGGATCTCTTCTGTCTCGGTATCAACCACGTCTCTGTCTCTCCATAGTGCGGAGGATGTCGCCCTTTAAATCAGGGACGCCCCAGCTCCGCGTGTCTCGTTGCACCTCGTTGCCGATCTCAATACAGCCAGCCGCCTTGGTTATTTCGCGGAAGCGGCTCTTAGAATCGACGAAGGTGCCTGTGGCTGGGTGCAGGAGGCCCCCAGGCGGGAGCGAGTCGGTGATAATGGTCGTAGTTGGCTCGAGGGGCCCTTGTGCCCCCAGCTCTACAAACTTACCTTCACGCCATTGGAAAAAACGCCTTGCCACATGGTGAGCGTGGCGGCTTTTAGGGTTTGGAGAAGAGGCCCCTTTATAATTTTGCTAGTAGCCGAGGGCGTCCATCGCGTCGAGGAGCTCCTCCACCTCAAGAAGCTCCTCACGGGCGCGTCTTTCCGCCTGCTCGAGGAGGGATTGAATCGTAGCGGCTGCGCGCTGCTCCATGGCAAGAAGCTTTTGCGCTTGCTGCTCGTCTCGGTCTCGCTGCTTCTTAAGAAGGCGGGCCACGGTACTTTCAATTTGAGCCTCCGCATCCCGAAGCATTTGGAGCTCAACGTCGGAGGCCAAAGCGCTAAGGCGGCGCTGCATCTCTTCAAGCTCGTCAACGCGTACAGCCTCAACAACCTTCGCCGGTGTAAGAGGTCCCGTGGTCAACCTCTTAGGGGTTAATCGCTTTTTAGTGGGCTTGCGCTTCTTCTCCTCTCGAGGAACTACGAAACCGCCTAACTGGGTCTCTACGTCCTGCTCTTGTCGTACCGTCAGCGCAAATATAGAGGCCGAAGATTCAACCCGATTTAAGGTAACGGTTTGAACCCCGCCGGCTTGAACTACCGTGGGCGGGAAGATTTGCGTAGTAGAGCCGACAAGGTTTAACGCAACAGTGCTAGAAGGCTGGAGAGAGACCGTCGGGTTGTAAACGGTAGCGGTCGATTCTACCCTGTTGAGGGTTATCGTTTGCGAACTAGGCGTGCCTTGGGTTTGTAGGAGCGTAAAAAAGCTCATTCTCCTCCAAGTGCAGGCTCTTCCGACTCAGGGGGATAGACTGGCTCATCTCCATTATGAACTGGGATTTTGTTATCTGGATCTGAAACTATCATGTCATAAAGAAATGGACACGAGTATTCCGATACGCCATCCCACACAAACTTGGCAACGCATTTTCCTTGATAATATACGGCGTAAATAGACATTAGTAATACTCCACTACAATTACTAAGCCGTTACCACCGTCACCACCTTTCCCACTGTTGGCACCATTTGAAGAAGCTCCACCGCCTCCACCACCACTACCGCAATTACCGCCTTTCCCACCATCGCCACCTGCTACAGTGCCAGTTGTGTTGCCACTACCGCCACCTGCTCCAGATGTACCAACGCCATTAGTAAGTTGTGCGCTGGTCAGATAATCATTCAAAAGTTGCAGAGCGTAGTTATCTAAGCCAGCAAGACCAGCAACTCCAGTTGCAGCAGCTCCACCTGCACGAATAGCAGATAAAGCGCCGCTTATGCTGTAAGCTCTGCCACCATTACCACCTGCACCAGTTCCGTTAGCAGCGGTAATACCGCCGCCACCAGCTCCGCTTGAAACGCCTACAGTTTGCATTGAAACTGCCGATGCTGCTGTTGCGTTGGCATTTCCTCCTGAGCCGCCTATAATTCCAGGGATAGCTGGATATTGAGGCGGAGTACAGTTTGCTACAGCGCCACCAGCACCTCCAGTTGGAGTTGCGGTAAGACTGCCAGCGTTTCCACCAGCGCCTAATCGACCAACAACAAGAGTTCCAAACGATGAAGATGTGCCAGCACCGCCAGGATTGCCAGCAGTGCTATCTACTGTTATAGCTGCGCCACCTGTACCTGCTCCACCAACCGTTATTGATTCAGTAGCGCCAATTTCGGAAGTCATTAACAAACGAGAGGAAATAGCGCCGCTACCGCCACCAGCTCCCCCAGTTTTAAGAGAACCTGATGCATTTCGTGCGCCAGAACCTCCACCACCGCCAGCACCTACGCAAACAACGTAAGCTGATTGTAGACCCGCCTGTTTAGTCCAAGTAGCGGATGAAGTGTATTCCCTAATGATGCGAATGCCACCCCCAGGAAGCCGCGTCAGTGTTCCCGTCATATAACGATCGCCTCAGCCGGAATAGTGATCTGCGTGTTGCTTTGGTCTACTCGCCTGACAGCGATCTGATTTGCATCGGTAATGCCGACAACAAGTCTGGAAGAGCCGCTGAGGATGGTCATCGCGTTACCAGCTCCACCTCTACGGTACTCGATAGCAACGGACGAGGTGTTTACAATGTCGAGCGATTGGCAAGTCGTAGTAGCAAAGGTAGTGTAGTTTGCTCCTGTTGCTGCCGTAGTTAAGCTAAGAATGGTTGCCGATACAGCCCCAGGTACTGAGCTTGGCATTGGATTAGCAGCAGAAACA